TGGTGGTGGTGGTCAAAGTGGTGGCGCGGGTGGTTCGGGTGGCGGTGGTGTTGGTGGTTCATCTACTAATTATGGTGGAAGTGGTAATGTTGGTGGTAACGGCACACCAAACACAGGTGGAGGCGGTGGCGGCGATGGAGAAAGTGCAAGTGGTTCAGGAGGTTCGGGCGTTGTAATTATTCGATACGCTAATACTTATGATGATGCCGCTTCTACAACAGGTTCGCCTACATTTACAAATACTGGTGGATTTAAAATTTACAAATGGACTAGTTCAGGTTCAATAACATTCTGAGGTTAAACAATGGCACATTTTGCACAATTAGATGAAAACAATTTGGTACTGCAAGTAATTGTGGTTGGTAACAATGATTGTTTAGATGCATCAGGGAATGAATCCGAAGAAGTTGGAATTTTCTTTTGTAAAACATTGTTTGGTGCATCAACTCGTTGGAAGCAAACAAGTTATAACGCAAGCATAAGAAAAAATTATGCAGGCATTGGCTACACTTACGATTTAGTTCGTAATGCGTTTGTGCCGCCCAAGCCTTATGAATCATGGGTTATAAATGAAGAAACTTGTCGTTGGGATGCGCCCGTATTAATGCCCAACGATGGCAAAAAATATGAATGGGATGAACCTACAACATCTTGGGTAGAAATAACATAACAGGAAAACAATACATGACATTAAAGATAGCCGTTTACGCAATCAGCAAGAACGAAGAACCGTTTGTAAATCGTTTTTGCGATTCTGCTAAAGATGCCGACATTATCCTAATTGCCGATACTGGTTCAACCGATGGCACGGTTGCTAGGGCAATTGAAAACGGTGCGGTGGTTCACAATATTTGCATTAGCCCTTGGCGCTTTGATAAAGCCCGCGATACCGCCTTGGCGTTGTTGCCGCGTGATATTGATGTTTGCATTTCGCTAGACCTTGATGAAGTATTAGAAGAAGGTTGGCGCGAAGAAATCGAACGCGTGTGGCAAGAAAACACAACCCGACTGCGATACAAGTTTGATTGGGGTTGCGGTATCAGTTTCTTCTACGAAAAAATCCATCATCGTCACGGCTACCATTGGCATCACCCCGTGCATGAGTACCCCCGCCCTGATGGTCGCATCCAAGAAATCTACGCGCATACCGATATGCTATTGGTAAGCCATCACCCCGACAATACAAAATCACGCGGGCAATATATGCCGCTTTTGGAATTGGCGGTAAAAGAAGACCCGCATTGCCCCCGTAACGCGTTCTATCACGCACGGGAACTAACTTTCTACGCCCGTTGGCAAGATGCCATTACAGCGTTAAATAAGTACCTTGCAATGCCCGAAGCCAATTGGCAAAACGAACGGTGCTATGCAATGCGTTTGTTAGGCAAAGCGCATGACGAACTAGGCCAATCGGTAGAAGCGCATAAGTGGTATCGCCTAGCAATTGCTGAAGCGCCTAACACCCGTGAACCTTGGTGCGAACTGGCGATGTTCTGTTACCGCCGTAGCCTTTGGGTTGAATGTTATTCAGCGGCTAAATCAGCATTGGAAATCAAAGATAAGGCATTGGTGTACACAATGAACCCAGATGTTTGGGGCGCACAACCTTATGACTTGGCTAGTATTTCGGCATGGCATCTTGGCCTTAAAGATGAAGCAACACAACTTTTACAAGAAGCAATAAAATTATCCCCTGATGACCAACGATTGAGGAACAATCTTCAATTTATGGACGCTGATTTCAAAACCTTTGATGTGATAAATCATGAACGAAACGGAAGCCAGGCTTAACAGCCATGAAGCCATATGCGCTTTGCGCTATGAACAAATTAACGCTCGTTTAAAACGACTAGAAGGCATTCTGATTAAAACCGCAGGCATTATGTTGGTGTCAATGGCGGGTGTAATTTGGGCGTCTATTACAAATTTCACCAAATAAATGTTGAAAAGAGCCGACCATGCGTTATTTGGTGGTCGTCTTTTTGGTTCTGACAGCATCTGCCCAAAGCGGATGTAACGTCCAGGACTTTTATGGATTGGCATGGTCATGGCACAATCCATCTGAACGACATCAAAACTTACTTCGTTGGTTGCATTTCAACGGTGCAAATTGCAACAAAGAACAATTGACAGTTATTTGGAATAACTTGCCCGAGTGGGCAGGTACTGCTGATAGTGCAGAGATAAGACAAAAAATCATATCTCTGTATCAACTATTAGTGGCTAAAGAATCCAAATGATTCAGTTACGTAAATGGTATCCGTTTGTTTTTCCAAAAGAGTATGACGTTAAAGCGGTTGCTTTTGAAAAACGAGCCGAACGATTGGATTATGAATACAAACTGGCGGTGGAATACGAAAAAGTAAACAAGGCAGTTGACGCGCTTGAGATTGAGTTGTACAACAAACGCGCAAGACAACATACGATTGAACTTGAGATATTTAATAACACACGCCGTTTTGATAAATACGTATGACTTGGGACGACAGATATTATGCAAAACACCAAAGACAAACTGGTCTACACAGTAACAATTTGCGTGACGCTGACCCTGTGTATCTCCGTGTTAAGCATGGTGGTCTCCTTTATGTTGGGGCTATGGGCAAAGGAAGTGGACAACGCGGAAATCTTCAAAATGATTTCACCAGCATTCAGCACCCTAATTGGCGGGATGATTGGATTCCTGAGTGGTATCAAACTGAACCAAGACGACACCGATAAAACAAAGGAGAAAGCAAATGATGGGTTTAGATGCGATATTGAGTATCGGAACGAAACTAGTAGACAAGTTGATTCCGGACCCCGAGGCGAAAGCAAAAGCGCAGTTTGAACTGACAAAGATGGCTCAAGATGGTGAGTTGGCTAAGATGGCCAATGAAGCCAAGATGTATGAAGTTGAGCAGGAAAATGTCACCAGACGCGCTGAAGCCGATATGGCTAGTGACTCTTGGCTGTCCAAAAATATACGCCCTATGACGCTGATATTCCTGTTGGCGGCATATTCTGGGTTTGCCATTGCATCCATCTTTGAATATGAGACACGCGGCGCATACGTAGAATTACTAGGCCAGTGGGGCATGCTTGTGATGTCCTTTTACTTTGGTGGCCGCACCATGGAAAAAATTGCTGACAGGGTTAAAAAATGACTGAACACTTCACACTTGACGAACTTACCCACACCGACCACCGCACGTTGGACAACACGCCCAATGAGGCCGAACTGGCAAACATTCAACGATTGGCTGAATTCCTAGAACAAGTTAAAACCCTGCTTGGCGGCAAACCCATCATGGTCAACAGCGCATTTCGGTCTAAGGCCGTGAACGACGCCGTGGGCAGTAAAGACACATCTCAACACCGTATCGGTTGTGCGGCAGACATTCGAGTGCCAGGCATGACTCCGGACGAAGTGGTGCGTGCCGTGATTTCCTCAGACTTAGGCTACGACCAAGTGATTCGAGAATTTGACCGTTGGACGCATATCAGCATTCCAAATGAGGAAGCCCGCGCACCACGCAAGCAAGCCCTCATTATTGACAAACAAGGCACTAGGATATTCGCGTAAGCGCTTCGGTGGTCAGGTCGAGTAACTCATGCTCACTGATGCCGTAGTGCTTCTCAAATCCCTTGTGGCCAAGCCCATGGACGCCCGTGTTACCGCGATGATGTTCTGGGCATAGACCAATGACTGGGGCAGTGTCCCTGCGGCCTCCAAAACGCCGGATGTGGTGGATTTCACACGGTGTCCCCGCATGACCGAGGTAGTGGCATAAAATGCATCCAATTGATGCGACTGCGTCATAGTGTTTCTTGGTAGTATTTTTCATCAAATGCGTTTAAAGCAGACTGCGGAACAGAGTAAAACTCGCCTCGACCGACATTCACAAGATTCTCAGGTCGAAGGAATTTGCCGCGCCCAATCCATCCGACAATCCGAACGTGAGATGGATGAATTTCGGTTAAGACAAAAACGTCGCATGGCTTTTCGACAGACCACTTCACGGCGTTAAGATTTCCATCGGCAGTATGTGTACTTTTGACGTCCACGGTCCGGCCATCACGCAGGGTCAAGTCAGCCCCAAACTTGCGAAAATCACAGTTAAGGTCAAAACTTAGATTCAGGGTCTTGGCCACAGCGTACTCGGTGATGACACCGTTGATGGACATCTGCAAGGAATTTTGCGTCTCATCCTGCTTTCGTTCCTTGCCCTGCTGACTGGTGATGTTGTACCGCATCTTGCCGATGTACATGCAGATATCCAGTTCGGTGACCGTAAGGTATCGGTTGATGTACCGTTTGTTGTGATTCATAAAACGACAACCTCTTTGGCCTTGCTTGCAATCCGCTGACGAGTCTTAACAATGTATTTCTCATACTCACTGCGCGGGATGCTACGGCGCTGAAGGTCGTGGTACTCAAAAACCTCGCGTAAGGCGTTTATTCCCTCGCCTGTCAGTCCCATGCGCATCGTGTTCTGATAACGCAATGCGGCCTCTTGTAGCGCGTCCTGCGCACGTTGGCAAAAGGGTAGAGCCTCAGGACCCACACCGTCCATGGACATGACCTCTGAGATATTCATCATATCAACCAACTCCTGCCAGTCCTGGACCGTCCCCCAACCCTTTGTCATGGCATCAAGTGCGGCCAACTCAGTCAAACGCAGTTTGTCAAGCAAATGCTCCTGAGTTATGCCTGCGCCCAGGATTGCATGCCGAATTGGGTCGAGAAGTTTCCAATGCTTTCGCTTGGTAGTTTTTCTCATGGCTCGTAATCCAAACCTAAGTCGCGGGCATTTTCTGCTTTTTTATCCAAAGCAATCTGAGCCAAAGCCGCCTGAAGCCCTGCAAGACCTCCGACGCGTTGGTCATCAATAAATATCTGTGGCAAACCGCGCACGTTTGGATAGGCAAACTCAAAGGCGCGACGCACCTCCGCGTCGTCCATGTTTTGCTCGATGAAACGCAGATTTCGTGACTTCAACAGATTCTTTGCGGCCACGCAATTAGGGCAACCTTTTTTTGAGTAAACAAAGATGTTCATGTGTTCTTCTCCTTGAGTTTGGCTTCAATAACATAATCGTGGAACACAATACCCTTGGTCACATCGCCAACTTTATGCGCCTTGACCCAGCAAGTTTTGCCCGTTTTCAAACGCCTCAAATGCCCTCTACGGTCATGCAATCTAGGGCTTGCGTGTGTGCCCCCTTGATGCTCATTTTTGGGCTTAGAGGCTTCCACCACCACCGTAGTCCAATCGTAAGTAGGCATTTTGCCTTCTTTAATTTTTCGTTGATTAGTAAATGTAAGTTTTGCAAAAGGTTGATGCGCTTGTACTGATTGCGTTAACGATTCAAGCCAAATGCCACAAAAAGAAAGCATTGTTTCTGCCATTTCTTTAGATATTTCTTTGCCATCGTCTATTGGCCCGTAACGCAACATATTGCCATCAACCAAATAAACCATAGGCGGGAATTTAGTTGGCATACGCCCTGTTACACCTTTCCATGTAGATACCACAATGCCTTCTTCGGGATTAGTGCCAACAACCATAAAAATAGTGTCATAAGACGCATGACTTTTGGTTTTACCGCGCCAAACCACAATGTTTTTTTCAAACGGCGGGCGGTACTTCATCAATGGTTCGGTAACGGCATGGCTTCTATCGTCAACATAACCCGATAAATCAAACCATTGCATTTCGGTAGGGTCTATGCCACCGTCAAAAGCCATCTTTATGGTTTCACGAATTAACGGGGTCATAAAGGCGCGTCCTCATAGTTTTCAGGATTAAACTTGGGGCGTCTAGTCCCCTTGTCTTTAGGATTGGGAAATGGAGGAAATGGCCAGTTCATTCTTCAACATCCCATTCATATTTAACCCAATGCTTGTAATTTGCCCAAGCAAATAGGTAGTACCAAGACAAGATTTCACGACCACCAATAAACGCGTCATGGTAAATATTGGCCATTTTTAAAACGGTTTCTTTGGATGGCGGTGTTTTTACGTATTTTTTCTTTTTCATGATGTTGCCCTTCCTTCTGCACGATTGGATGACTCTAAACTGCGCCATACAGCGATTTTGGCCTCTGCCGCTACCATGAGCCATCTAAGCCTCTCGCACTCGCCTACAGCCCCCTCTAGGGCCTTTAAATGGGCTTTGTAGTCAGGGTGGGAGTAGGCATAGGTTTCCTTGGCCGACTCGGTTTTCTCGCTAGACGATGCCATGAGCATGGCCTTCACGGTCTTGCGGTACTCGGTCATGTACACGACGTTGGCCTTGGCCTGCGCATAGGCAGGGGCATTGTCTCGGATGAAGTCCAATGCCCGAAAGGGGCTGATGTCTTGTTCTGTCATTTGGCAGTCCGATTCGTTCTATTCTGTTTCAGGTTGCGACCAGACAGTTTGCGGGTCCAACAAACCTGACACAGCCACTTAGCATTGATGGCCACGCCGCCCTCGGGTGGTTTCTCGCATTCACAGCCGTCGCAAAACTTCAACTGGTGGGCAGGGGTAGCGCGTCCAAGAGTAATAGGGTCAAACATCACAACTCCTGAATGGTTACGCGATATGCCTTGCCCTGCATATCAACTATGTCGATGGTCTTAACAGTGGACTGAAAAATGCCGTCAAGATCCAAGTCCATTTTGATGCGACCAACCTTGTCAAAGAGATTCTCTTGGTCAAACTGCATGAGTGACTTTTGAACGATGTTTGCGATGTAGTCGCAGTATGAAAGTTTGAATGATTTGCTCATCATGATTTCCTAAGGTTAAAAATGGTTGAAGTATTATTATAATACTATTCAGACTTTAATGCTTCAGAAATTAAAAATTCTTGGTTGTCGCATATATCTTGGAATTGCTGAATTGATAGCCAAATTACTGTATCTCCGCTTTCGTCTCTTTGAGTAATTGAGATAAATCCTGACCCATCACCAGAAATTTCAGTCTCAAATTGTTTTTTTAAATAAATTGGCATATCAATTCCTTTTAAGTTCTTGTAGGCGTTTACGAATGTGGTCAGGCATTGGTGCGGCTTTTTTACTATCAGCGGCAATCTTGGCCAGTGCAGGGTCAATTGTTGGTTTAGGTTTTAAATCAGGAATATCAGCACCATCCCATCTTTGCTGATTGAGATAAACCTTGGGAGCAGGAATCCATGCGCCGTTATCTTTCAGCCATTGCTCAGTGGTGGCCATCCATTGAACGTGTTTAAGAATGATGTGCTTTTGACTGAAGTAGTAGGATTCAACCCACTTTTTCTTACAGGCAGACTTTTCGCCTTTACGGACGCACTTGGGATAAGCCGTCCAAAATTCTTCAAATCCCTCGTCTGTCAAAGACGGTGTTTGCGGTTGTTCAAATCCAAATAAATCCATTGTTTTATCCTTTATCAATGATTAAAAATACTAACCTCATAAACAACTTCTATCTTAACTTTCCCCTTTGGTGAATGTTGGAGCAAAGCAAAGCCTTACCGAGTCATAACTCAGTTCCGCCCTGCTTGTGGATAACTTCCCCTTCGGAGCCATGTCATCGCAACGCATTGAACAGACTTCTGAGATTTTCACCCCAACCACTTGGCTCTATTCTTCGCCCACCATCCCCGCTTTAGTTCGCTCGTGTAACAGGGTATCCCAAATGCAACCACCGACGTACCGCATTGCACAGCCGCCTAAAAGCAAAAAACCCCATAAATCACTCTGTGGTCTTGGCTCTTGGCGAGAGCAACAACGGACGATTGAATCAACTCAAAAGTACGCCAGTTGTCTGACAAGACCACACAGGAATCTATGGGGTTCTTAAGTTGATTCTTTCGCCTGATGCCACTCAGACGGGAGTATTATAAACACAGAAAAAACAAGTTTGCAAGACTTTTTTACAAAACCTTGATAAAAATCTCAGCCGCGCCCCACTTGACCACCTGCTCACGGGTGACATGCAGGACATCAATCTGGCCATCGTCTACAAAAACACCGGCTTGGCACAGCGCATCCAAGGTTGACTTGACCACATTGTCAATGTCGCGCACCCTACGGTCAGGCGGGTACAGTTTAATGGTCACTGCCAAACGAGCCGTCCCCAGGCATTCGTGGCCAGACCTAACAAACTCAGCCGCCACGACACCCTTGAACACCTTGGCCCGAGAAGTCAGAAACCGCTGTGACCCCTTGAAGCCCCAGTAGGTGTTAACACTAGGAGGAAAGGGAATCGTTAAATTTATTTCTTTATCTATCATACTTTGCCTGAAACGTGTATAATACATTCAGCCCAACATCGGGCTAACATGCAAAAAGGGAGTAAGTATGAGTAGAGTATATGACCAATGGCTAGACAGCCGCAAACACGAATCAGATGAGTTCGACCATGAATTCGAGATGCGCACAGAACGCCATCTGCAAACTGATTGGAACCCCACCAACTACGAAACCTTCTTGGATGCGCTATTTGACGTAGACCTAGAACCGTGGAACAAAGAACTCATGCAAGCCGTTGCAAAACAAGACGCGCAAGCGATTGGAGTGGTCATCATGGCGGCAGTCTTAGATTACTGCACAGACATAGCAAAACAACTTGCAAAAGAGGAAATGGGCCAATCATGAAAACATTCAACGAAATCCGCGCAATCAATGTTAATGAACACACAGAAAAAAAAGAGGGATTGACATACTTGTCATGGGCGTGGGCATGGGACACATTCAAACAAGCCTGCCCTGACGCAACATACGAGATTTTGAAAAGCCCCGCAGGACTACCTTACTTTGAGTCACTTGCCGGCGCGATGGTCTATACCAAAGTAACAGCCAACGGTGAAACGCATGAAATGTGGTTGCCGGTGATGGACGGGAAAAACAAAGCCATGAAAAGCGAACCTTACGCCTACAGCGTGCGGGATTGGAAAACCAAACAACAGGTGGAAAAGACAGTCGATGCTTATTCCATGTTTGATATAAACAAAACCCTGATGCGATGCCTGGTCAAAAACTTGGCCATGTTCGGACTGGGACTGTACATATACAGCGGAGAGGACCTGCCAGAGGTTGAGCCTGAGCCAATCGACACAGAACCAATGCTGAACGCCATTACGCAAGCGGCTTCACTGGAAGACCTAAAGAACGTCTACTTCGGTGTAGTCAAAATGGCCAAAGGCAACCAAGAAGTCATGCGCCAACTGGAAGCGGCCAAAGATGCACGCAAAAACCAACTGATGGAGGCGGCATGAGCAACAAAGTAATCTACAGCATCATAGTGACGTTCCTCTCAATTTACTGGGCATACGTGGTCTACGCATGGGTGAGGTACTTCGCATGAATCAACCCTACCTGCACATTGAACAAGGCTCAGACGAATGGAAACAGGCGCGACTTGGCCATGTCACTGCAAGCAACATTGCAGAAGTCATGAGCAAAGGAAAGGGCAACGCCGAGGCGGTTGGACGCTACAAATACAAGGTCAGACTGGTGGCTGAAAGACTCACAATGACCGCAGGCGAGTCTTACGCAAACGCGGCCATGCAGTGGGGCATCGAGCAGGAACAATTTGCCTGCATCGAATACGAAGCCGCAACCAATCAATTTGTGGACAAGGTGGGATTTGTCCTGCACCCCGAAATTGAGTGGGTTGGCGTATCACCTGACCGACTTGTTGGCCAAGAGGGACTCATCGAAGTGAAGTGCCCAAACACTACGACACACCTGGACTACTTGTTTGAAAACAAAGTGCCAAGCGAATACTACAAACAAATCCAATGCCAACTGTGGGTAACGGGGCGCCAATGGTGCGACTTTATATCCTACGACCCAAGACTGCCCAAGCGCAATCAATTGCTGATTGTGCGGACAGAACGCGATGAAAAACTCATTGCTGAAATGAAGACCGAAACCGAGAAGTTCTTGGATGAAGTCAAAACCTTAATCATGAAACTAGGAGAGTAAATATGGCAGTCAATAAATTTATTGGCATCGGCAACCTTGGCAAAGACCCAGAGATGCGATTCATGCCCGATGGCAAAGCGGTCTGCAACTTCAGCATCGCAATCAGCGAACGCTACAAGGACAAATCAGGCGAGTCCAAAGAAGTCACAGAATGGGTCAACATTGCATTTTTTGGCAAACTGGCTGAGATAGCAGGCGAATACCTCAAAAAAGGCTCAAAGGTCTACATCGAAGGCAAGATGAAGACAGAAAAGTACTCCAAAGACGGCGTGGACCGCTACACGACCAAAATCATTGGCGACAAGATGGAAATGCTGTCCGGCAAAACCGAGGGCGAAAGCAAACCCAAAGCGGCGCCTACCGAAGAATTTGAAGACAGCGACATCCCCTTCTGACATGCCGGCACTAATCGGACTCATCTGCTTCGCGGCATGGCTGACTCACATCTTGACGTGCTTTGCACAGGGGTTGTGGGGCTTCCTACTGGCCGGCGCCATATTTTTCCCTATTGGGATAATCCATGGCTTCTATTTGTGGTTTAAATAGAGCAAAATGACCAAGAGTGTGGTTGCCATTGCACTTTTGATACAGGGAATGCTGAAAAGTGTTCCCTTTTTTTTGCTAAACGCCCAAATTATCTATATAATACTATTCATGGCAACATCGCCATATATGCAAAAAGGAACGAATCATGATTAAAGACTTACTCATCGCAATTATTATCGGCGCACTTGGCGCACTCATCCTAATCGAGTGGATGGCGGGATGCGGCGAAACCTACACAGACTCCAAAGGCAAGGTCCACCAAGAAACCTGCGTGCTTGTCCGCTGACAGATATTAGATACAATACCTCATCTAATACATGAGGTTTTGAATGGCAAACGCGGCAACAAAAGTACGGGACATCTTTCAGTTAACACAGCGGCCAATGACACTCACAGAGATTCGCCAGGCACAGCCCGACCTTAAGGCAAGCCAAATCTCCATGGCCCTGTGCTATTTCATGAAACAACGCTACATGACAAGAGAGCAGGTGCAGAATGACCAATCACGCGGACGAAAGCAAGTCTGGAAATACACTTACAGCGACACCAAACTGCCGCGACTGTGAAGCCGCAAAGAACAAGCAATACCATGGCATTTACTCATTCAAATGCTTCGGATGCCGTGAGCGATTACTACTTGAAGAACCTTGTAAGATGATGCGCGAGATATTGGCCATATCACTGAGAAAATGGGGTGAAACACCCGAGTGGAAAGTTGAGCCAAATTGCGGTTGCATCAAATCTTGCAAACGCAGACAATATCAAAAAGGATAGCGTATGCCAGTCAGCAAAAAATCAGATGGATGGTACTGGGGGTCAAAAGGGCCTTTCAATACCAAACAAAAGGCAATTCAAGTGGGCCAAGCGGCTCATGCGGCAGGTTTTAAGGAATCAATCATGGACCCAATAGTCGGCACATTTGTCAGCACATTGCTTCACTCCGCAACACTGACGCATCTGATGCATTTCAAAACGACATCGTACAGTCAACATGTGGCGCTGAACGCATACTATGATGAAATCCCCGAACTGGTAGACAGCCTGGTCGAATCAATCCAAGGCGCCTACGAAACAATCATTGAGCCTTACCCATCAATGTTCGGAAACGGCAACGGTGATGACCCATTGGCTTACATGGTGAGCCTGCGCAATTACGTGCGCGACTACCGCGACCAAATGCCACAGGACAGCGAGATTCAGAACGAAATCGACAGCATTGCCAATCTGATTAACCATACAGTCTATAAACTGAAGTTCCTAAAATGACAACAAAACAAGACACGACAAAACTAGCAATCAAATACAAGCCAATTGGCGACCTAATACCTTACGCACGCAACAGCCGCACGCACTCAGAGGCGCAGGTGGCTCAGATTGCGGCATCCATCAAAGAGTTCGGATGGACCAACCCAGTCCTGCTAGACGGGGAAAACGGCATCATTGCCGGCCATGGTCGCGTCATGGCGGCGCAGAAACTGGGCGAGAAACAAGTCCCAACGATTGAACTGAGCCACCTGGACGAGCATCAAAAGCGTGCCTACATCATTGCCGACAACAAACTGGCACTGAATGCAGGATGGGACGATGAAATGCTTGCCCTAGAGATAGGCGACCTCAAAGACGCAGGCTATGACCTACGGTTCACAGGCTTCACGCAAGAGGAAATCAACCAACTCGGTGACGAGCCAACCGAAGGCTTGACCGATGAGGACGCAATCCCCGAAGTCAAAGACGAGCCAAAGACCAAACTGGGCAACATCTACCAACTGGGCGACCACATCCTCATGTGCGGTGACTCCACCAACGAAAAGGACGTGGCCAAACTGGTGTCATACTTTGGTGACGCACACAAACACTGCATCAGCGACCCGCCTTACGGCATTGCCTACGACCCCAAGACGGTCAAGTACGGCATGATTAAGAACGATGACGTGTTCTTGGACTACATCGGACTAGCAAAGAAGTATACCAACGGCTTCTTTTTTATGTGGACAAGTTACCAAGTGGTTGATGAGTGGATTGCCCGAGTCAAACAAGACTTCGAAAAGGTCACAAACATCATCATCTGGCACAAAGGCGGCGGCGGGATGGGCGACTGCCTTAAAACACTAGCCACAGACTATGAGATAGCCATTGTGGTCAACCGAGG